GTGCTGCACGTCCGGAAGAGCGCGGTGACGGGCGCGTGAGTCCGAAGGTGCGGGTGCGAGCCGCGTGGGCGCTCCTGGCGGCCGCCGTGGTCGGGTGGCCGCTCTGCGCGCTCACGGTCGCCCGCCAGGAGCCGCCGGTCATCCTGGGCCTGAGCTTTCTCGCCATCGTGATTACGTGCCTCGACGTGGTGAGCACCCAGGACGTGCGCTCGAAGCAGGAGGGGGAGGGCGCCGAGTGAGCACCGAGCTGGTGCCGGTTGACAGCAACGGCGCCTCAACGCCACGGCGCGGGGGGGTCACGGGGCGGGGGTTCGTCCCCGGCAAGAGCGGCAATCCCGGCGGCCGGGCGAAGGGCGGCCCCGCGGCGCTGGCCCAGCGCATCCGGCGGGAGACGAAGGACGGGCGGGTCGTCGTCGACTACCTGCTCGAAGCGATGCAGCGCAGCCGCAGCGGGAAGGAGCGCATCGACGCCGCCACCCTGCTGCTCGCCTACGGGTTCGGGAAGCCGGTGCAGCCGACCGAGCTGACCGGGGCGGAAGGCGGGGCGATGGTGTTCCGCATCGTCTACGAGGACCGCGTCATCGCGGACTTCACGGGAGACGGCCTCGATGCCGGCGACGGCTGAGCGCGTCATCGCCCTCGACCGCCCGCACCCCGGCCAGCAGCGGGTGCTCGCCGGGCAGGCGCGGTTTAACGCCGCCTGCTGCGGAAGAAGGTGGGGGAAGACGAAGCTCGGCACGAACCGGATGGTGGTGCCCGTGCTGCGGGGTGCGCCCGTCGCCTGGTTCTCCCCCACCTACCGCATGCTGACCGAGGTGTGGCGCGACGTGCGGCACCTCCTGGCGCCGGCCACGGCGCGGGTCAGCGCCCAAGAGCACCGCATCGAGCTGGTCACGGGCGGCGTGTTCGAGATGTGGTCGCTGGACGCGCCCAACACCGCCCGCGGGCGGCGCTACCGGATGGCCGTGGTGGACGAGGCGGCGATGGTGGCCGACCTGGAGCAGGCGTGGAACGCCGTCATCCGCCCCACGCTGGTGGACTTCAAGGGTGGCGCCTGGTTCCTCAGCACCCCCAAGGGGCACGGCTTCTTCAAGACCCTCTTCGACGCCGGGCAAGACCCGGATCAGCCGGACTGGGCCTCATGGCAACTGCCCACGCTGGACAACCCGCACATCGACCCCCAGGAGGTCGAGGCGGCCCGGCTGATGCTGCCCGAGCGGACGTTCGCGCAGGAGTTCCTCGCGCAGTTCCTGGAGGACGGGGGCGGGGTGTTCCGACGGGTGCGCGACGCGGCGACGGCCACCCCCCAGGCGGGGAAGGTGGAGGGGCACCGCTACGTGGTGGGGGTGGACTGGGGAAAGCTGGCCGACTTCACGGTGTTCGCCGTGGTCGACGCCACAACGCGGGAGTTGGTGGCGCTGGACCGCAGCAACAAGGTGGACTACGCGGTGCAGTTGGGGCGGCTCAACGCGCTCTGCGAACGCTTCAAGCCCGACCGCTTGATCGCGGAGCAGAACAGCATGGGCGAGCCGCTGATCGAGCAACTCCAGCGCAGCGGCCTCCCCGTGTGGCCCTTCCAGACGACGAACGCGAGCAAGGCGTCCGTGATCGACGCGCTGGCCCTGGCGTTCGAGCGGGGCGACCTCCGCATCCCGGACGAGGCCGTGCTCATCAACGAGCTGCTGGTGTACCAGGCGGACCGGCTGCCCAGCGGCCTGCTGCGGTACGGGGCGCCGCCGGGGATGCACGACGACTGCGTCATCGCCCTTGCCCTTGCCTGGTCGGGAGCGTCGGCCCCGAAGACTGAGGTGTTTTGATGGCCCCGAACCCGCTGCGCGCCGCCGTCCGCTTCCTCCGGGGCGACGACCTCCCCCACCGCCAACCCCCCGCCCCCGTAGAGGACGCCCTGCCTCCGGGGACGGCGGAGACGAAGCTCTACTACGACCCGCTGCCGCCCGCGATGTTCTCGTACAACATGATCGGCCCCAACGGCCCCCTCATCCACGGGCCGGGGGCGTATGCCATGTACGGCGGGTACTCGGGCGCCCCCATCGCGTCGAACAGCGCGGTGTTCGCCTGCCTGGCCGTGATCGCCAAGGCGTACTGGGCGGCGCCCCTGCGCGTCTATAGGACGGACAAGGACGGGCAGGACAAGTGGCTGGACGACCACCCGTTCCAGGCGTTCGCGGACGACCCGCACGAGGGCCTGACGAAGCGCGAGGTGGACTGGTGGCGCCTCGTGATGGTCCACGTCCACGGGAACGCCTACTTCCGCAAGGTCCGCACCGGCTCCGGGGCGCCCCGCTTCGTGCAGCTCATCTCCCCCACGCGGGTCGTCCCGATCACCACCAAGGAGGACCGGGACCGGGGCATCTTCATCTCGCACTACCGGCACGAGTACGAGAGCGCGAAGTACGAGGACATCCCCGTCGAAGACGTCGTCCACTTCCGGATGGGGGTCGACGACAACGACCACCGGCTGGGGATGTCGCCCCTGCAGCGGGTCATCCGGGAGGTGTGCTCGGACGAGGAGGCGATGCGGTTCACCCAGGCCCTGCTCACGAACATGGGGGCCGTGGGGCTGGTGGTGACCCTCCCGCCCAACGTCCCGATGACGCGGGAGGAAGCCGAAGAGCTGCGGGGGCGCATCGACGAGAAGTTCGCCAACGACGGGCGGGGGCGCACCACCGTCCTGACCAACGGTGCGACCATGACCCAGACGGGGTTCAACCCCCAGCAGCTCAACCTCAAGGACGCGCACCGCATCCCGGAGGAGCGGATCGCCGCCGTGCTGGGGGTCCACCCGATGGTGGCCGGGCTGGGCGCGGGGCTGGACCGGAGCACCTTCTCCAACTTCGAGGAGGCGCGGGACGCGCTGTACGAGCAGACCGTGGTGCCGCTGTACGAGGCGGATGCGGAGACGTGGCAGAAGCACCTCCTGCGGCCGGACTTCGACACGAACAAGGCCGTGTCCGTGCGGTACGACATCTCGGACGTGCGGGCGCTGCAGGAGGACCAGAACGACATCTACGCCCGCTTGAGCATGGCGGTGGAGAAGAAGTGGATCACCCGCAACGAGGCGCGGGCGGAGGTGGGCTTCCCGCCCATCGAGGGCTGGGACGAGGAGGACACCCAGTCCGCCGCCGACGCCGCGGCCGCGCTGGCGGACGCCATGCCCGTCCCCGCTTTACCGCCGCCGGGTGAGGGCGACGATGAAGCGGGGGCAGCGCCGCCGCGCAACGAGCGGCGGATGCGCCTCGTAGCCCAGCGGAAGGCGCAAGCCCTGGGCGCGTTCCCGGGGCTGCTGGACGCCATCCACGACCTGGCGGTGCCGGCGCTGCAGAGCGACCTCGAAGCGTACTACGCCCAACAGCGGGCTCGGATCAGCGGACGACTGAAGGGAGGCGGGTGAGATGGCCGAGAAGTCGGAGTACACCGAGGCGGAGACGCAGGCGCAGCGGCAGTCGGTCATGGCCGACCTGGAGAGCGGCAAGACCATCGAGCAGGCGGCGAAGGCGGCGGGGGTGTCCGTGGGCCGGGCGCGGTGGCTCTACCGGGAGGGGGTGAAGCTGCAGCACTCGACGACGCAGGAGAGCGTGAGCACGTACCCGCTGCCGGAGGTGTAGGTGCCCGACCTCGACGCGATTTATGACCAGGAGGCGGAGCAGGCGGCGCTCGCCCTGATCACCTTCCCCCGCTACGCCCGGATGCTGGAGGTGGTCCACGGGCTGGTGGAGAGCGCCTTCCCCGAGCTGGACGCGGAGCGCTTCCGGCTGGACGACGCCGCCACCCGCCGGCTGCTGGCGAAGGCGGCCGAGCAGGTGGTCCGCATCGACGAGACGACCCGCTCTGCGCTCCAGGGGGTGCTGCAGAAAGGCCAGGAGGCCGGGTACAGCGACCAGCAGATCGCGGACGGCGTCCCGAAGGACGGCTTCGGCGGCGTCAAGGGGCTGTACCTCAACACCTGGAAGTCGCGGCCGGAGACGATCGCACGGACGGAGATCGCGACGGCTCAGGTCGAGGCGAGCCTGGACCGGTATAAGGCGACGGGCCTGGTGTCCAAGGTGGAGATCGTGGAGCACACCGACACGGACGCCCAGTGCGCGGCGCGGAACGGCAAGGAGGTGCCCCTCTCCAGCCGTCCGGGGCTGCTGCACCCCAACTGCCGGATGTCGCTGATTCCCGTGGTGGACGACCTCCCGGTGCCGGCGCGCCCCGAACCCGCCGCTCCGGCGGCGCCGTGGCTGTGGGACGACGACGAGACGCGCTTCGACGTGCAAGGGAAGGCGGCGAACC